ACAGAAGCCGTAAACGACCCGGTTTTTATCGGAGAACCACTTGACGACACGACATTTAGTTACGTTTGCGCGTTAGATGACGGCGACGATCCACTTAACGATCCGTCTTGCTGGATAAAAGCCAACCCTTTGTTAGGCATAACAATCACAGAGCAGTATTTAAGCGACACAGTAAAACAGGCCAAATCAATACCTGGGCAACTAAACGGCATTTTGCGTTTGCATTTCTGTATTTGGACGGATGCAGAAACAGCATGGATGACAAGGGATACTTTAGAGCCTTGCGTATCAGATTTTGATGTAAATATTCATCGCGGGAGAGAAATCAGTATCGGTCTGGATTTATCTCAAAACAGAGATATCACAGCGATGGCTGCTGTAATTAAGACCGGAACAGACGAAAACAATAAACCAATCTTTGATGCATGGATAGAGGCGTGGACTCCAGGCGACACGCTGCAAGCGAGAGAACTGAGGGATAAGCTGCCGTACTCGGTTTGGAAAGAACAAGGTTATATACACGCGCCACATGGGGAAAGCATTAATTACGGTCATGTTGCGCAAACATTGGCCGAGTATAACAACGATTATGATATTAACGTAGTTGCCTATGACCGTTTTGCTTTCAAGCGTTTCGAGGAAGATGTAGATCAGTTGGGTCTGGTTCTTAATTTTGCCGAACACCCGCAAGGCGGATTGAAGAAAGGCAAACCGACCGATGCCCAAAAAGAAGCAGCAAAAAATTTAAATGAAGAGCCTGAAGGTTTGTGGATGCCGGGGTCTGTTAGGTTGCTTGAAGAGGCGTTACTTGAAAAACGAATACGAATTAAAAGAAACCCTGTCCTTATATCAGCCATGATGAGCGCGGTAGTCGAAGAGGATAAATGGGGTAATCATTGGCTTACAAAGACCAGATCAATAAACAAAATTGACGCTGCTGTTGCACTTGCAATGGCGCTTGGCGCTGCTGTATCAAATGATACCGGCCGTGAAAAATCATTTTGGGAAGCGGCATGAAATCAGTAATTCCAGACATTTTGATAATTTCCGGCACAGGTGTTGTTTCTTACGGATTTTATTTAATTAGCGAGCCGTATGGTTTTATTGTTGCCGGTATTCTCACGCTCGCAGTTGGTATTTTTGCTGCAAGGGCCGGGAAATAATGGGAGTCATTGCGGATGCTTTCTCAAGGAAGTCCATAACAAGCACCCTGGATTTATTCAAAGAGATTTACGGCGGCAAGCAAACAAAGTCAGGCGTTACTGTAAACGCTGCAAATGCAATTGACATTTCGACTGTGTTCGCGTGCTGCCGAGTGATCGGCGAGGGTATCGCCCAGGTCCCTTTGCAGTTAATGGTTGAGTCAGCAGACGGGAAAACGCGCAAGAAGGCAAAAAATCACCCGCTCTATAATAAGATGGCGTTTAAACCTAATCGTTGGCAGACGAGTTTTGAATGGCGTGAATTGGTGTGCTGGCATGTTGTTTTATGCGGCAATCATTACAGTTTCATTAACCGGCTTGGTAATAAAATAGTAGAGCTGTATCCGTTCACCCCTGGATCGGTAGAAGTTACTTTTGATCGTGGCGTACTGACGTATAAAGTCACTGCTGAGGACGGTACATCACAAATTTTTCCGGCATCGTCAATCTTGCATGTTCGCGGGCCATCAATGAATGGCTGGTATGGCCTGGAAGCAGTGAAACACGCAAGGGAAGCGATCGGTTTGGCTATGGCCACAGAAAGCGCGGCGGCAAATCTGCATAATAATGGAGTAAATGCTTCGGGCGTGTATTCAGTCGATGGCACATTAACACCTGACGGTTATAAGAATTTGTCAGAGTGGATAGCGAAACATTACGCCGGCGCAGAAAATGCAGGGAAAACGCTCATATTAGATCGTGCGGCGAAGTGGGTGCAGACTCAAATGACCGGAATTGATGCGCAGAGTTTGGAGCAGCGGCGTTTTCAAATAGAGGAAATATGCCGTTTTGCGCGGGTTATGCCGATAATGGTCGGTTATTCGGACAAAGCCGCGACTTATGCCAGTGCCGAACAAATGTTCCTGGCACACGTTGTCCACACACTCGCGCCGTGGTATCAGCGGCTGGAGCAATGCTTCGATGCCAATCTTCTGACGGATAAAGAACGCGAGCAAGGGTACTACTTCAACTTTGTCGAAGAAGGGCTGCTTCGCGGGTCGCTGATTGACACCAAAGAAACCATCCTTGGATATGTGAACGGCGGCATTCTTACGCCGAACGAAGGTCGAGCCAAGCTAGATCAAAATCCAGATGCTGATCCGGCATCAGATAAGCTAAGAATACCGACAAATATAGTCGGAAATTCTCAGCAACAACAACAGGAAATGCCAGCATGAACAATTTAAAAGCAATCTCGCAGAACGATAATGAACTGAGGGTGGCTAATTATATTATTTTGTTCGGCGGGGAGGACTTGAGTGGTGAATTTTTTACCAAAGATACTGAAATCAAGAGTGCTTACACTGATTTAGGCATTCTTTACGTTGATTTTGAGCATGGTTATGACTTTGAAGATACCGGGAACGACCAGAACAATGTGTTGGGCATTGTGGATTGGAAAACAGCCAAGATTGACGACAAAGGCGTATTTGTCGAGCGCGTTTTGAATCGACAATCGCAGTATGTTCAATATATTTCAGACTTGATTGATGCTGGTGTTGTTGGCACTTCAAGCCAGGCTATTTCTGGGAAAACGGTCAAAAAAAGCAGCGGGGAAATAATTGAATGGCCATTAATGCGTGATTCGATCACTTTCACGCCGATGGAGCCGAGGATGTTGGGTGAGAACGCACTTTCAGCAGCTAAATCACTGGTTAAGATGGTGCCATCATGCAAATCATTACGCGGTCTGGTCGGCCTGAAAGTTGTGGAAGCCGCAAAAAACATTGAATTAATCACAGATTTGAAGGGAGCGGAGAGATACCTGAGAGATTCAGGCTTTTCTCGCACCGAAGCCGTGGCATTTATGGCCAGGGTAAAAAGTCTCGGACAGAGTGATTCTGCTGGGGACATGCAGCAATTGATCAATGCCCTGAAGCAGAGGGACAAGATCATACAGTAAGCAGATACACACACCAAAGAACCCGCCTAGCGCGGGTTTTTTTTCGTCCACCTAACGCCGTGATGGCGCTGGAGATAGCAATGACTGATATTTTAGAAGTTAAAAACCTGATTGAAAAACAAGGTCAGGCATGGGAAGAGTTCAAGAAAACCAACAATGATCTGATCTCGGCCAAAGCGGAAGGGAAAGCGGTTTCTGATTTGGAATCTAAGCTCGCAACCATCAGTGAAGCGATGGACAAATACTCTGACGACCGTAAGGCTATTGAGGATTTTATGGCTAAGATGACCGCACCAGGCGGCGGCACGCAGGAAGATAAAGATATCGCTGCGGAAGTCAAAGGTTTTAACCTGATGATGCGCGCCGAATATCAGGGCAAAGGCAAAGCAGCACCTTCGGATTTTGATGTGCAAGGATATAAGCACTACAAATCTGCCTTTTTCAAACTGATGGGCGGCACAACGCTGGATTCATTAAGTTCTGATGAGCGCAAAGCGATGAGCGCCGGTTCTGATCCTGACGGCGGTTACATGCTTCCACAGTCTACTGTTGGCCGAGTTGTAGCAAAGGTTTATGAGCAATCGACCATGCGCCGCATTGCGAACGTGCAAACCATTTCGACCGAAAAAATCGAAGGGTTGATCGACAACAATGAAGCTGATGCAGGATGGGTATCTGAGTTAGGCACGCGCAGCGACAGCACCACGCCGCAAGTCGGAAAATGGGAAATCGAAACTCATGAGCTGTACGCAATGCCAAAAATCAGCCAAAAACTGATTGATGATGCTGCGATGGACGTGGAGGCATGGTTAGCTGCAAAAGTTGCTGACAAATTCGCTCGGGTTGAAGGAACTGCGTTTTCAACCGGTAACGGTGCAGGTAAACCTCGCGGCTTATTTAGTTACACGACCGCAGCAACAGCGGATGATTCTCGCGCATGGGGTCAATTTGAGCACGTCAAAACAGGCACGAATGGCGACTTTAACACCACTACAAAGGCCGATCCATTATTTGATCTGATCGGCGCGTTTAAGGATGCCTATTTGCAGAATGCTCAATGGTTGATGCGGCGAGAGGTGCGTACAAAACTGCGTAAACTGCGTGGCGCAACCAGTGATCTGTACTTGTGGGAGCCTAGCTTGCAGATGGGGCAACCTGATCGTTTGAATGGATACCCGGTAAATATTGATCAGTATGTCCCGGCGCTGACGACAGACTCATTATCGCTGGCATTCGGAGATTTCCGTGAGGCATTCACCATTGTTGATCGTATTGGTATTCGTACTCTACGCGATCCTTTCACGGCAAAACCTTACATAGTGTTTTACAGCACGAAAAGAACTGGATCAGGAGCGGTCAATTTCGAAGCTGTTAAGTTCCTGAAATTTGCCGCTTAGTAATCCCATATAACCCGCTTCGGCGGGTTTTTTATTTCACCGAATCGGAGAAATCATGAGAACAGATTTATTTAACAGTATTAATTTGAAGCGCGGCATTAGCCCTTACGACCACGCGACGGGCGACGCTGCTGTGGTGTCGCAGATTATCGACATGCAGGGCATAGATTCGCTGGTATTCGCCATTGCGACCGGATCGCTTGCCGACGTGGACGCAACATTTACTGTCTTGGTTGAAGAAAGCGATGACGCTGCGATGGGTAGCGCAAATGCTGTTGCTGATGCGGATTTACTTGGCACCGAAGCGCTGGCAAGTTTTACTTTTGCCGGTGACGATAAATGCTACAAGATCGGCTACAAGGGCAGCAAACGTTATGTAACCTGCACGATTACACCGGCAAACAACACTGGCTCTACGTTGATGTGCGTGATTGCTATCACCACACCTAAAATTCTGCCAACAGCTAATCCACCAGCTTAATTTGTGACTTACGTTGTTTATTTGCAACCGGCAACCGAGCCAGTGACTGTTGCCGAAGTCACTGCGCGTTGCCGGATAGACACTGTTAACCAGGAACCAGCACCTGGAGCGCCAACTGTTGCGCTTGGTTCTGGACCCGGCAATGTCGACAACGGCGCGCATCGCTACCGTGTGACATTTGTCACGGCGGACGGCGAAACGCAAGGCGGGGATATTTCATCAGCTGTTACCGTAGCTGACAAAAGCGTCAACGGTAAAATTGAGCTGACCGCAATCCCGCTGGGCGGCTCGCTGGTAACGGCGCGCAAGATTTACCGCACGACGGCGGGCGGGTCGGTTTATTACCTGCTGGCAACGATTGCAAACAACACGGCCACCACGTACACAGACAACATTGCTGACGCATCGCTCGGAGCAGCCGTTCCCAGCGAAAACACAACCTGCGATCCTGAGCTGCGGCTATTAATAGCGGCGATGCGGCAAAAGGCAGAATTGCTGCTGAATCGTTACTTGATCACGCAAACGGTAGACCTGTACCTTGATTATTTCCCGTCTTGGGAAATCATGCTGCCGCCACTGCAATCTGTTAGCGCGATCACTTATATTGATACCAATGGAGTTGAGCAAACACTATCCGCCAGCAAATATCTGGTTGACGCAGCCAGCGCACCGGCTCGCATTACGCCAGCTTACAGCGAAACATGGCCAAGCACGCGCGAACAAAATAACGCTGTAAAAGTGCGATTTGTGGCCGGGTACGGCGCTGCTGCTGATGTGCCTGAGTGCGTAAAACACTGGATCAT